CGGTCAAAAGGCCGGCGACTACCAGCGAAACGCCGTCAACGTCGATCTGACTGCGGCGGGCACGCTCAAGCGGCGCAAAGGGACCACGCTTGCGCTGGCCGGAGCGGACTGTCATAGCCTGTGGGCGGACGAGCAGGGCGCGTACTTCGTGGATGGTGGCGACCTCAAGACCTTCCCGGCTGGCGAGGTCGTGCGTAGCGGGCTGACGCCGGGGCGGAGAGTGAGTTTCGCCCGCTTCTCCAATGGCGACCTGTACTGGAGCAACGGTGTCGTTCTTGAACGCATCCGTGATGGCGTGAGCGAGCCTGCCGGGCTTCCGGTCCCGGATGCCGCTCCATCGGTCGCAGGGGCTTCTGGCGGCGCACTCCCTGCCGGCTGGTATCAGGTGGCAATCACCCTCGAATCTCCGGACGGCGAAGAGTCTGGATCGTCCTGGCCGGTTGCTGTGCAAGTCTCGGAGAACGGGGTGTTGGAAGTCTCTACGCTTCCTGCCGGGACAAAACGCATCTACGTGTCGCCCTGCAACGGCGACGTGCTGTTTCATGCCGTCACCACGACTGCATCCACCTACCGATTCCCGGTAACGCCGCAGCAGGGGGCGCAACTGCAAACGCTCGGCTTTCGCCCCATGCCTGCCGGCTCCATCGTTCGCGTACATAACGGCCGGCTGCTGACCGCAGACCGCAACGGGCTGTATTACTCCGAGCCCTACGCGCCAACGTGGCACAACCCGCTGCGGGGATACATCCCATTGCCGGGCATCACCCTTGTGGAGCCAATGCAGGCAGGAATTTACATCACAACGGGCGATCGCACGTACTGGCTGGCCGGCGCGGATATCGCAGGGGATGCGGCGCTAGTTGATCTGCTTCCCTACGGCGCTGCGGCAGGGTCGAGCACGCGAATCAACAACGCCCTTGATGTGGCGTGGTATTCGCAGCGCGGGATTGTCATCGGATCGCGGGACGGGCAGGTCAAGAACATGCAGGAAGACACGACGGCGACCGAGAAGGCATCCCGAGCGGCAATGCTGTACCGGGAGCAAGACGGGATGAGGCAATTGGTGTCGTCCCTGTTTGGGGCAGAAGCAACCGTCGCCGCAGCCTCCACGTATTTTGAAGCCGAATTGGTCCGCAAGGAAAACATGCTGTGAGGCGGCAAGCATGATTATTGAACTTGGAATCAAGTGCTACAGAAACTTTCCTGCGTCTTTAAGCTGGTTTCAGTTCGGCATGTTGCAGGTTCACAACTTCTCTCCCGGCTCTGTGCAGACGCTTTACCCTGAGGACATTGCATACGAAGAGGGTTCCGTTGACGGGCAAACATGGACTCCGTGGTTTTATGTTGACATAGCGCCGTCCATTAATAATCAAATCCGAATGTCCTATGGAGAGATTCGAGCCCTTTGGTATCCAGCATGGGCTTTTCCAGGCTCAACAGAAAAACTGCCTGAGCTGTATATCAAAAACGCTGGCGAGGCCGTGAAAGTAGCGGATATTCCTGTTGACTATGTTGCGGACTGGGGCGGTGGTGGGTGGGGTACTCTGGGGCCTGTCACCATAAATCTTGCGCCGCCGATTACGCCGGAGTTTTGGACCGGGTTCGCCAACACCTACGAAATACCGTAATACACATGGAGATTCCCACTGTGAATGAGACCACGAAAAGCGGCTTTACCTACACCGTCGAGACCGTCCGTCGAAAAACGGGCGTAGTTGTCGAGCGCGAAACAATCCACAACATCATGCCAGCACAAGGGCGCAATCACGCGCTGGATGTGCTGCTCAACGGCGCGACACCTGTAACCGCGTGGTATCTCGTGCCCTATGGGAACGACTACGCCCCCCAGGACACGGACACCGCCGCGACATTCATCGGGCTCGCGGGCGAGCTGACCAACTACACCGGATCGACCCGTATTGCAATCAACACCGCGGCAGCTTCTGGCGGAGTGGTAAGCAATTCTGCGAACCGTGCGGAATTCGAGTTCGACGCCGAGACGACGATTCGCGGCCTTGCGCTCATCAGCACACCGAGCAAGGGCGCGGCCTCCGGCATCCTCTTGTCGGCTGTCCGCCTCGCCTCTCCGAAAACCCCGGACCCTGATTTTCTTCTGCGCGTGCTGGCCGTCATCGACCTGCAATCCGCGTAATCCACCGAAGGAGCAATACCCATGGCAATCAAGACCTCGACCGGCCTGCGCAATGCGATGCTCGCCACTGGATCGGCAAAAGCTGCGTTGGATGGCGGCCGGATCAACATTTACGCAGGCGCGGCTCCGGCGACCGCAGATGCTGCGGTTGGCGGCGCGACCTTGTTGTGCGCAATCACGCTCAACAGCACCGGGACCGGAATCCTGTTCGACACCGCCGCCGTCAACGGCGTCCTGGCGAAGAAGCCATCCGAAACGTGGAGCGGCTCCATCGTCGCCACTGGTACTGCCACGTGGTATCGCCATGTCGCCGCGGCAGACGATGGCACGCTTTCGACCACCGCACCCCGCATTCAAGGAACGATTGCCCTGATCGGCGCCGACCTGAACCTCGACCCGAGTTTCGTCAGCGGACAAACGAAGGTCATCGAACATTATGTCGTCGCGCTGCCAACGGCATAAAGGGGCTGAGCCGTGGCATTCGTGAAGACCTACGAAGTGCGATGAGCAAATATCCGAAATCCTGGCCGTCCGGTGGACACCCGATTGCAGAAGCCAAAGTGCGGCAACTGCAAAAGTTGTCAGCGCCTTGGCTTCGTGCGTCCGGGGATGAATGGGTTTCGGAGAAGCAAGGCAAGCAATCGAACGTCAAGGTACAGGGGAAAGGGGCGTGGTTCTGCGTCGGGCATGAAGATCCGCTCGACCTCGATACCGGGGTGGTGATGCGCGCCGGACGCCATGATCTTCCGTTCGTTCGAGCGGGCGAACAGGACTACGCTCCGGAAAACCTCGCGGATCCGGCCGGCGCAGGATCAATGAAGCCTCGCGCGATTCTTCCGATGGATACGCTATCCGGCTGGTGGATGACCTTTACCGAGAAGATTGACGACTTCCGGTTTCGGTTCTCCTTGCTGCGCTCCATGTTTGGGGGGCAGTGGAAAGAGGCATTGCAGGTCGTTGCGTCCGTGGATCTTTACCGCTTGACCGTCGCAAGTATCGTGGGTGGCATTCGGAGGCGCGAAGACGGAAGCGTTGCGAAAGGGTGGTTGCACCTTTGGTACGGTGCGCAAAAGCCGGCAGGCTACTTGTCGAACGATGGCGGGAAGACGTGGAATTACATCGAGTTCGGCAAGCCCGAATTCATTCAGGGCGTTCCGGGCCTGAACCTCGTTGCGCCGCTGGTCGTCTTCGCGCTGGTCCCGGTCTATGTGTATTGGCGGCCAAGCTCCCCGCTGCCCAACAACACCAGCGCGCGCGAGTCCTACCTATGCACGCTCGACCTAGAATCCGGAGCAGTCAATGAGATTCCAGCGGGCGACTTGCTCGATCTGTACGAGACTCTTTTCCCGGACTTCGGTGCAGTGGTCTCGCTTATCCCAAGCGAGGATGCGGTCAATGCCCGACTCGCCACGCTGGCCGATCAGGTTTCCATGGTGCGGCTCGTGACCGGCGAGGTGATGGCCGTAGCCCCGGCCCGCTATTACGACGCGGGCGGCGCCGCAGGTTATCGCATTGCGGTATTCATCGGGACAATTGCCGGTGGGTTTGTCCGGACAGGAGAGATCAACGGCACGGCGCGCAGTTGCTATGGGTTCCCTACGCAACTGATGTTGGTTGGCGAGACCCCCGTCATGAAGCTGCTACCGAACAACGTGGAAGGCCAATCCGAGGCTTTCGAGCCGCCTAGACTCGTTGTATGGGCGCCAGATGGACGCAGTTTCACCACGAAGGCGCTGCCGTTTCCGCAGCACCTGTGCGGCGAATTAACCGTGATTGGCCCGAAAGAGCTTGGCATCACTGCCTACACCATCGAAGAAGAAGTCGGCGCATATCGGTTTTTCACGACCAGAGACTTTGGGGATACCTGGGTGCCGAAGTCCACCATCAACAAAGACGCTCCGCCGCCCTCCGATGTTTCAGAGAACCAGATGATCAACTTTTCAAAAGTGACGTACGTTCGGGATGAAGACGGCCGCCCGGCGAATTTGACGCCTGGGGCACGCTGGCAAAGCGACGGGCGATTGACCCCGCCGTGGGAGGAATGACCCGTGCAGAATACGCTGTATAAGGAATCCAAACGATCCTATGTGCGCGGATCTCCGGGCGTTGCAGGAGACCCCGGTCGCCCGTACATGCCCGCTCGTACCGTGTATCAAACGCGGACGGTTTGCCAGTACGTCCCCGATCAAATCCAGTTGATCGGCCTTGCTGAAAGCTCCAATCGTGCGGGCGCCACGGATCGCTACTATGTGACCTCGTACACTTACGTGTGCACCGAAGAGTCGTATCCGGTCTATATCCCCGAGCAGAGCTACATTCCCCCCACTCCGCCCGTGGCGGCGATCCCGTCGCAGACGATCATCGACTACCAGATCGGATGGACCGGCAAGGCGCGGTCCATTGCGGCAAAGGCTGGCGGAGCCTCCGCACGATTCACGATCCCGAGAGCCACGACCGGCGCAGTCGTCGGGCTGAACTCAAGCTACCAGGAGTCCGGATATCGAGATATCCGGTGGGCGTGGTTCGTCGCCAATGGCATTGCTAGCGTGATGGAATCGGGCGTGGTTCTACACCAGTACGGCAGCGTCACCGAGAGCAACGAACTTCGCGTGGATGTGACCTCGGTCGGCGCGCGGTACTACGTGGATGATGCGCTCATCTACCAGACCGACACGAAAAGCGACGGCCTGCTGTTTATGGATGCTGCGCTCTACACGGCAGGCGACCTTGTGGACGCTCCTTCGCTGATCGGCATTGCCGCGAGCTACGGGGAAATGCTCCCGATGATCGGCGCAGGCGGCGACGGTGCGGCGCGTGGATATGGTGCCATGCTGCCGATGATCGGCGCGGGCGGGTATGCAATTGCCGCAGATGGGGTAAGCCCGGTCACTTCCGCTTCTTTCGGCGAAATGCTGCCGATGATTGGAGTCGGATCGGATCGAGCCTACGCCTTTGGCTACTCTGAAATGCTCCCGATGACCGGGTACGGGTCGGGCGATGAAGTCGACGCCCCCACCTTTGCGGTTGGCGAAGGGATCATGGTCATGATGACCGGATACGGCACGGGCTACACGATCGACTATGGAAGCAGCGAAGGATCAATGCTTCCGATGATCGGCCTTGGGGCGGATCGGGATTACGCATCGGGGGTTGGCGCCATGCTCCCGATGGTGGGCTTTGGCAAAGGCGCTATTGTCGGCGAGGTGCAATTCCCATCCACTGCCGCGGGAAGCAGCACGATTCAGCTTTCCGGCAACATGCTTGCAGTTTTCGATTCCTCGCTCTCCGGCGCGGTGCTGTTGCAGTTCAGTGGCGGCGAAATCAGCGCGGAAATCTTGTCGGAGGCAATCGGCACGGTCGCGTTGAGCCTGTCCGGAACGATTGGAGCTACGCTGTCTCAGGCGATAATTGCATCTACCGAGATCCCCGACAATGGCACGGTCGCAACGTGGGTGCTGAACACGGAAAACAACGGCTCCACCCGATACGAGGGGTATGACTTCGGCGGGTTTGCGGTGATCGGTGGCGTGTATTACGGGTGTCGGGAAGACGGAATCTACGCGCTGGACGGGGATGACGATGCCGGCACTCCGATTCAGGCGATGGTGAGTTTCGGCAAGCAGGACTTCGGAACCAGTTCGCTCAAGCGCATCAGCAATGCCTATGTCGGCGTGAGTTCCACCGGGAAGCTGGTATTGCGCGTGATCGCCGAGGGGCAGACGTACGACTATGTTGCGCGCGACTCTGGCGAGCCTTTGCAGACGCAGCGATTCGACACCGGGCGCGGGCTGCGGGTCAATCAGCTGGAGTTCGAGTTGTACAACCAGGACGGGGATGACTTTGAGCTTTCAAGCATCGAATTCGTCGTCCTTGCATCCAGCAGGAGAGTCTAATGAGCGCCGAGCAGCTTGTAGAAGAAATCATCGACCTTGCCTTGACCACAGGGCGAGAAAAGGCCGAACAGGCAGACCAGTATTCCGAGCGCGCAATCACCGCCGCACAGGGCTGGACTACTCCGGGGTACGCCGGGTTCGACTTCACGCCGGGCGCGATTGAGCCAAACGTCCTTATTCCGAGTACCGCATCCGGGGTAGATGGCGTGCTGTATGACGCCACATACAGCAGGATCGTTGAAGACTTGTCGGGCACGTTCGCGCAGTTCTTCGCCACGTACTTCCCGAACGAATGCGATTCCCTGCTGCGCGCACAGGAGCGACTGTGTGACATGCTGGCCGGCGAAGTGGGTATCCCGTCCCCGGTCGAGGATCAAATCTGGCAGCGGGATCGTTCGCGCGTGCTGGCCGACGTGAATCGGACGCGCGACGAGGTGATGAGCACGTTTGCGGCACGCGGGTTCCCGCTCCCCCCGGGTGCCGCAGCGCACGCCGTTCGTCTTGCGCAGGCGGACGCAAACGACAAGATTGCAATGCAGTCCCGCGACGTGGCGATCAAGCACGTCGACATCCTGATCGAGAACATCAAATTTGCCGTTCAAAATGCGCTGGATTACCGCATGAAGTGCATCCAGGCCGCGGCGTACTACATCAGGATTCTTGCCGTTGGGCCGGAGATTGCCGCACGACTGGCGACCTCTGCTGCGGACGCACAAGCGCAGCTTATCTCTGCCGCAGGGGGGTACTACCGGAACCGCATCGCAGTCGAAGAGTTGAAGCTTGACGCTGCGAAAGTCAATGCGTCCTTGCGCAACGAGATTTCCATCGAGGGCAGCCGGAACGTGACTCAGGCGCGGCGCTCGTTGGCAGAAACCCTCGCCGCTGCCGCACGCGCCGCAGGCGACCAAGCCGCTGCCGCGCTCAACGCCGTTCATGCCTCCGCAGGGATCGCAGTGCAGGGCGAGACCGCATAAGACGTGCGCCCCCTGTAGGGCTGGCCTGCAAACGGCTCGAATCGGACTATCTACCCGGTTCGAGCCGTTTTTCATCAGAGGCCACCATGTACGGATTCAAGCCGGGCGCGAAGCCCGAAGAAAAGGCGCCCAAGGGCAAGAAGATCGTCGGCCCCGGCACTGGCACATCCGACAGCATCCCCGCGAAGATCCCGAAAGGCAGCTACATCATGCCCGCGGACTCGACGCAGCAGATCGGCCCGAAGGCGCTGGGCGATCTCGGCGAGCCGGTGCCGGTCAACGTGAGCAACGGCGAGTACCAGATGCCGCCCGAGCAGGTGCACGCGGTGGGCGTCCAGGCGCTCAACCAGATGCGCGACGCCACGCACATGCCCACGGCCGCAGGCTTCAAGCCACAAAAGGACGGGCTCTACTTTGTCGACGGCGGATCGCCAGCCGAGGAAGAGCGCAAGCGCCTGGCCGGTGCAGGCCCAAGCCCGCAGATGGGCGCTGTAGCGTTGGGCAACGAGCGCAGGGCCGAACGCATGAGCGGCGAGGGCATGTACGGCAAGGCGAATGCGGATGTCGGCGGGGCGCTCAATTACCTGAACCGCGGCGACCCGGTGAAAGATGCAGCAAGCGCCGTCGGCGGATTCTTCGCTCGCTCAAGCGATCAAGCGCGCCTGGCCGACTACGGCAGCACCGGAACGCCTTCGCCCATTGCGGCGACGCCTGCCGCTGTGCCGACTCCGCCGGCTGCTGTCGGCGCCACGGAACTACCCTCCACGAAGGGGCGCACGGATTACGGCTTCACGCCCGACCCCGGGCAAGGCCCGGTCCCCGGCATGAGCGTGCGCCCCACGTCTGCCGAGGGAATCAACCGCATCGACAACGCGCCGGGCCTGAAGTGCCCGCTCTTCACCAACCTGCCGACAGGCGAGGCTGTCTCCGGCATGCAGGGCGGCACGGTCAACACGATGCCGGCCTCCGCATTCACGTCGGCAGGCCCCGCGGCCTCGCGCGAGACCAGCGCCGCACTCCAGGCCGCCGCCGCCCGCGGCGATTGGGACGCGGTGCGCGGCTTCTACCAGCGCGACGGCGGAACGTGGCAGGGCCGCACGGCCGAGCAGGATGCGGCCGAGAGCCAAGGCCCGCGCGGTGGCGTCATTGGGAGCTCGGGGCGCGGCTTCAACTTCGTCCGCCGCAGCGAAGAGCGCGCAGCCGATCGCGCGCAGGCCGACCGCCGCGCACGCGCTGAAGAAGGCTTGGCCCGCGACCGGCTCGACATCGACCGCCGGCGCGCCGAGGGCGAGGCGCAGGCGCGCGGCTTCGAGGTGCGGGGCATGCAGCGCATGGAACGGCTCTACCAGCAGTTTGAGGCCGCAGAGACACCCGAGGCACGCGCC